AGCGTGCTTGTCCCGCTGAATACTCACCGGCGACGTTGTGAGTATTGAGCAACGTCTGCGCGGGTGCGCTGCCACTGACGTCCGCGTCGCCCTTCTGCGCCCAGTCGGCCATCGTAGACAGGATGAAGGACCCGTCCCGAGTCGAGGTCACCGCACAGGATGGAGTGCCGCTACTGCTGACGGCAACATTTTCCGCTCCCCCGTGCACGTCCTCCGCGCCGAGGATGCCGATTACCGTCATGGAAGCACCCAGCGAGGGGGACCCCCCGCGAGCGAGAGAGATTGTTTGGCTCGACAAGCCAGCAACGGAGAAGGCGTGGTGGATTGTGACGATGCCCGTGCTGCCAACACTCTCGCCGCTGGTTACTTCTTTCGTCCATCCCAGCCCGCCGCCCGAAACCGTGTGGGTCACGCCGGAAGTCGTCGTATTGCTCGCACAGAGAGCGACCAGGCGGCAGTTCGGCGCAGTCGAGATTGCTACCGTGGTGATGGGAGTAGCAGTCGTTCCTACCTCAACAATGACGAAGCCAGCACCCGCGTTTATCGTCGTATCGAGGGTGAGTCCCGCCCCACCGGAGATGGGCGGAATCGGCGACCCATCGCGGCGATAGCCGACCGGCTGGACGAGCTGGCGCTCCTCGACGTACAGGCCGGACCGTGTGCGCCTCACGCCTTACGAGCCGGAGTTGAACGTCAACGTGTACGTGCTCTGCAGAGCGTCGCCAACCGTGTCCAGCGAAATCGACGCGTACACCGTGCGGTCCAGCAACACGCCACCGCCGGTCGCCGCCTGGGACAGCACGCCGTGCTCGCGCAGCGCGATGGGGTGTCCCGAGTCAGGCGTGTTGGTAGCCACCGTCGAATACACCTTTTGCGAGGCCTCCGCCGTGGTGCCGGTGGCCCGCGTGTTGTCCGGGTTGTACTGCGTTGTCAGCTCGGTGACCAGCGCCGAGTCAGTCGCGTTCTCCGCCGTCGAGCCGGTGCCAATGCCGTGAAACTTCATATTCTCTAGCTCGACCAAGTTCTGGAAGGCGTCGACAATGAAGCCACAGCCGTTGTCGGTCACGACCCGCATCGACGCCAGCCCGTAGTCCACGATGGAGCCGTCCGCGCACAGCTTGCGCAGATACAGCGACCCGTAGTGGGTCGGGATGCCGAGCTTGCGCGCCGTCAGAGCCCGCCACAGCCCGCGCCACAGGTTGGGCAGGTTCTTCTTGCGCCACACGTTCACTTCGTCCGGCAGGCCCGACTGCGGGAACCCGAAGTGAACGATTTCCGCGAAGCTCAGCTCGCGCTGCAGCTCGGCAGGCGGTGGCGGGCCCTCGGCCCAGATGTGCTGATGGCGACCATCGGCTCGGATGATTTCGAGACCGAGCGAGCCCGATGGGCCGACTTGCCCTCCGAAGTCAAGACCCATCGGGTGCCTCCTCCTGAGCCCCCGCGTCTACGCGCACCCACAGGCGTGAACCATCGAACCCGGCACCGACGACGCCCTTAAACGTGCTCAGAGCTTCATCCAGCGCCTTGCCCGAGGGCTGCACGGCCTCGGTTGCTTCGTAGACCGCGGTGGTCTCGTCCAATGCAACGCGAACGAACTCCATCGGTCCCCCTAGTGTCCGTAGACGCTGACGGTGGGCGTGCCGGACACGACCTCAATCCACACGCCAATGACCGCGACGCCGCCGTGATTGAACGGCCCGTCCTTACCAGCCCCGGCCAACCGGCTGGAGCCCAGAATCGTCCCCGACACGGAACCGTCGCGGATTTGAGCCTCAGCCGCCGCTCCCGCGTCCACGCTGAATCCGTGGTAGCAGTTGAGCGTGCGGCCGTTGTCGGTAGCCAGCCCGTCCGTCGTCCTAGAAACGACGCCAACCGGCGAAGTGCAACCCATGCCGCCTCCTAGGCCGAAGTGACGATTTTCCAAGCAGGCGACGCCTTGGTGCCAGCGCCGCTGTTGACGTACAGCTTGCCGTTCGTGGTGTCGATGTAGATGGAACCCTTACCCATCAACCCCGCGCCGGTCACAGCATCCGTGGGGACTCCGGCTCCGGCCATGACGCCGACGTCCGAACCAGCCGCCAAGAACACGGGCCCCGTGAAGTGGGTCTCTGCCATCCCTTCTCCTCCTCACATCGTTAGCCACGGCACGGGTCGGGACGCCCGGGGAGGCCCCGACCCGACCGTGACTGCCCAGGGGCCTCCCTGGGCTGCCCGCTTACTGGACCGACTTCACCGCACCCCGGAAGTCCATGACGGCACCGCCGTAGATGTGGCGAATCTTGTAGGTCAGGATGTCCGAATCGAACATCGAGCCCACGTTCGGCATGTCCTGCGTGAACAGCTCCGGCTCCTCACCGTTGAAGAAGCCGACCTCGATGATGGGACAGTCGGCCTTGTCACAGGTCGCAACCCAGTCCGTCGAGTCGGTCCAATACTTCACCGTGTGAGGAACGATGGACAGCTGCCGCGTGTAGTTGGCGTCGTTGTCGGCCGTCCCAGGGCGAAGGACCGACTGCGTCAACTCGTACGCCAGCTGCTCCAGCTCGATGGGCACGAACAGGTGCTTGATGTCCAGCCCGAGCTGCTCGTTGGTGCTCATGTCCGTCTGCTCGAACAGCACGACGCGAGCCGACGTGATGGACGCCTGCGACAGGGCCGTGGCGAGCAGGTTCGCGCCGTGGGTGGCGTGGAACCAGGCGACCGCGTCGTAGATGGCAGCGTTCGTCCGCATGAAGTCGAAGACGAACTTGTACAGCGTCCGCGCAGCGGCTCGGGCGAGACGGGCCGGAATACGCCGAATGGCACCAACGTCGTCGTTGGCGATTGCCTCCAGCGTGATTTTCTCGATGCCGCCTCGCTTCGTCGCTGCGTACGTCGCCTCCTCGTCACCCGGCGTCGTCAGGTCGACGTACGCCGCCGCCTGCGCAACCGCAGGCAAGTCGCCGTAACCGCCGAACCGCATGCGACGCTGGGTCCTGAAGTCGTTCACCGGCACGACATCGACCACGTCGCGCCAGTCGCTCAGCTCGCTGGCCGCGTACTCGCGCAGCATCACTCGCGTGATGGAGTCGCCGAGGATTTCGGTCCAGGACGTGCTGAGCAGCTCGCCAGCCTCTGCGAGCTTCATCTTGATGGTGCCGCCCTCGTTCACGCTCTCGAAGAGCGGAACGTCCACGAGGCCGTTGTTGCGCCGCGAGATGCCGAGCTTGCCCGACTCCCGGGTGGGAAGGTCACCGGTCACGGCCTGGTCGCCCGTGAGGTCGATGTACGCTTCCCGGAAGGAGCGGTAGCGCTGCACCTTGTGGCCGTCCAGCTCGAGGTCGGCCTCCGCGAAGAACCCCGTCAGCGCCACGAGCGCCTTGTCCTTCGCCTCGGTTCCGACACCGACCGACCGCTGCTCGCCCGTGGACGAGCCGAGGCCGTTGGCCCTCTCGATTTCGGCCCACGTGGAGACCTCGTCGCGGATGGCCTCGGTCAGGTCCTCCGCCTTGAAGGCCTGGCCCGCGAACCGTCGCTCGATGCGCTTCTGCACCGGCTCGGGGAGCTTGGTCTCCGCCAGCTCGGTCCGAACCACGAAGCGCGACAGAGCGGCCGGAACGAGGTCCGGGTCCACCGCCTCGGCCACAGGAGCCGGAGCAGCGGGAGCGCCGCCAGCCGCCGGGTCTGCCGCCGGAGGGGCCGCGGGTTCCCTCGTCGCTTCCTGCAGCGACTCGGTCAGCTCGGGGGCCTCTGCCACCACGAGCGCCACGACCTCTTCGACGGAGTAACCCAGCGACTCGGCCACCCCCTGGAGAAGCTTCGGGATGTCAGCGTTGGCCTCCCGCAGCTTCTCGATGAGCTTTTGGAGCATCGGCTCCTCCTCCTTCCCTTCTGCGGCCACGAGCCGCACCAGTCCACCGCCTGCCGCCGGGTCGAACACGAGGTCCACGGAGGACACTCGTGTAATCGACTCGACGCTCTGCACTTGCACGCCCGCCTCGGTGACGGTGCGCCCTTCCCCCTCTGCCACAATCGACAGCCCAACGAAGTCGTGCTTGCCTCGGTTCCACGCCTCCAGGAGCTTCGACCGCAGACCTTCGTCAACCAGGTGCAACGTGGCCCTCAGGGCGCGCCTTTCGAAGCGAACGCCCTCAATCCAACCAACCGCGTTGAGCACCGACTTGTTATCGCCGGACACGTGTTCCTGGTCCGACCGCGCCAACACCCGCGCCCCCTCGAACAGGCCTATGGCGCCTTGCAGCACCGCCTCCGAGTAGCGCCGCCCATTCTTGGACAGCCCCGCTCGAATGACGATGACTTCCCATTTGCTGCCATCCGGGGTCCCGTCGGCCTCCACAACCGGGCCGAGGAAGGCCCCGTCCCCCTCGCGCAGCGACTCCTCGATAGCCTCGGCTTCGCGCCACGACTCGGGCAGCTGGTCCGTCAACCCCAACGCTCGTGCCCGCTAGATGATGTGACGCTTAGCCGCCGCCGAGTCCGACGCCCGCCCCACCGCGGAGATGGCGTTGGACAAGTCGCTGGCGTTGCGGATGGGAAAGCTGCCATCTGGCATGGCTGCACCGGAGCGGACCAGCTCCCGCCGCTGGTCGGCCGTAAAGGTCGCCTCGTCCAACCAGTAGTCGCCCTCGGCCTCTGTCAGTTTCAGCTTGCGCCTGCCCATCTAGCCTCCGTGGTCGAACAGGGTTCGGGATTCGGGTCCTTCCGTCTCCCGCGGCATCTGCAGCACTTCAGTCGGCACGATGAGCACCGCACGACGAACCGCGATGGTGACGATGTCGCCGTACCGAATGCCGCGGATGGGCGTATCGGGATTGAAGCCGTGGCGCTCCAACGTGGCCCGGATTTGGGCTTCAGTCAGAGCATTTCGCCACGTCACGCGTCTTCGCTGTCCTCATCGGGCTCGGCCGCGTCGTCCTCTTGGAGCCGCTCCACCAGCTCGGCCTTGTTGCCGGAGTGAGGAAGCTCACGCGCCTCCAGCTCCGCCGACAGCTCCTCGTTGGTCCACTCCTCGTAGGGACGTTCGGCGTCGTCGGCGGCTGTGCCCTCCAGTGCGGGCAAGTCTTCCTGCGGCTCATCCGTCGCCGGGGCGGGCTCGTTGGCCGGTCGCGGCTCCAAATCTTGCTCGCCGGGACCGGGCCCCATCAGAACTGTGATGTCGTCGCCGTCGAACTCGACCTTGTTGCCGAACGAGGTCACGGCGATGGTGGTGCCCTCGGGCGTCTCGCGCACCAGCAGCAAGTCCGAATCCTCGACCTCGCGGTCGAAGAAGTCGGCCAGCCGAGATGCAACGTCCTCGCGAGACACCAGCTTGCTGTCGGTCATGTGCTGCTCCTCCTCCCTGTCGGCAGGGCGGTAACGGAGCTAGCCGGTTGCACCGGCTGAGGCTCCTGGTCGGCGGGCTCCTTCACTTCGGGGTCCGATTCCTCAGACGGCTTGAAATCGACGCCCATCTGCGCCAGAGCAGCAGCCATGGCTCGACGGCTCGTGTCCTTACCGAACCAGTCATTTGCCTCAGCTGCCGCAAGCCCGGCTGCGAGTTGGGTCATGAGCTGTCCGGCCCGGAATGTGTCGCGTGGCGAGATTTCCGGTGCGTGCAGACGCACGGTCTGCCAGGCGGGCACTTTCAGTTCCTCGCCGTCGATGGTGACCGGCTGGCCCTCGTCGTCTAGGGCCACGACGCGGCCCCCCTTGTCGGCCGCGATACGACCCGATGCGACCGACTTCTCCACCACCAGCCGCAGGATTCGCCGCAGACACGCCACAAAGTAGGCTTGACGCCGCCCCAGCTTGCGTACGGTTGGGGCTCCCATCTCTTGGGCGGTGGCGCGGTTCACGTCCGCCGAGGAGGACAGCCAGTGCTTGGGGTAGCCCGCGCTGGCTGCAATGTGCGCCAGCTGCACGTCGGCTTCCTCCGACGCCTCGAAGCTGCCCAGCGTGGGTGCCACGGCCGACCACTCGACTTGCTCGTTATGCACCCGCACCGAGCCGGACCGGGGAGGCTTGGACGCGTAACGCCTTGCCCACTCCTCCGCACCCTTCTGGTCGGTCCCCTTGACCAGCACATCCCAGATGAACGACCGCGCCAGCCGTGCCCGCTCCACCATCTCCCAAAGCATTTGGTCGTAGGCGTCAATCCAGTCGGCCACGTGCAGCAGGTCCGGCCAGCCCCGCGTCGAGTTGCTCACGCTGTTGACGTGGAAGAAGAAGACCTCGCCCTGCAGCGTGCCGTCGCCGCGGTCACGGATGATGGGAATCGAGCGCTCTTCCCCGCGCACCTTGACCACGACTTGGTCGTGCACCAACGGGTTAGAGGTCAGCGTCTCGATGCGCAGCACTTGCCCCGAGTCGATATAGCCGAGTTGCACCACACCGGACACTTCGCCTATCAGGGCCTCCGGCAACAGCTCGCCGTACAGGCCCAGCTCGAGCGCGAAGTCGTGCTGCCGCAGCTCCAGGTTGTTGACATCGTCGTTCCAGAACTCGTCAACGACCTCGCGCACTTCCTGGTTCGTGCAGCTGAACGTGATGCCGTCCCCCACGATGAAGTCGGGACCAAGTTCCGTCAGCCGGTGGCCTAGCGCGTTTTGCTGGTACAGCGAGAACGAGATGTCCTGTGCCCGCGTGTGAGTGAACGCCGGGAAGTCGCGACGCTTCTCGTTCATGGAGCGCCACAGGTGCTCGTCCGGGTCGACGCCTACGGCCGCCTCGCGCAGAGCCTGGGCAGCCGCCTCCTGCGCGACCTCGGTGAGCATGGTACCGGCGAATCGCCGGACGAAGCGCTCTCTCAGCGACACACGCCCCCCTAGAAGTGAATGTGCGTTGTGCTAGCAATCAGAATGCCGACGAGGATGCCCACGATGAAGATTAGCCACCCGTTCATCTACGCCTCCTCACCCGCTCGCGTATCGTTTCGGGCTCCGCCGTTCCCACGTCCGCGGCGTTGCCGCCCCTGGTCAGCCGGGCCACTACATCGTACGACTCGGCGAAGAAGAAGTGGTCGGCCGGTCGCACGCTCACGTACCGAGCTACTTGCTCCCCCCGTAGCGTCGGCTGCAGGATGCGAATCGGTGCCGTGACCTGAAGTACGTACTCGGGCACCAGGTGGCGCGGCAGCAATCGGGTCTGCGCCCGGAACTCCGCCACGCACTTGTCCATCGCCCATGTACGGCGCGGCAGAACGAGATTCCGACTCTCATCGATTTCCAACTCTCGCCGCTGGTCCTCGCCCGCCCACTTGCATAGCATTACCCGGCCCGGGAATCGCGCCGAGAACTCGCGGGCGCTGCGTTCCTCCGGCTGCCAGTCGATGACGCCGAAGTTGACGTTGTAGCGCGTCCACAGGTTTGCCAACTCCTCGAAGCTGGGAACCGTGCCGACGTACAGAGGGGCCGCGCGCCCG